TGTTGATGGCAGTAATATTAGAGNAGGTGATGTAGTCATTGGTATCGAGAGCAGTGGTCTTCATAGTAATGGATACACACTCATCAATGATATGCTGTGGAGAAATTACATCTTCTATAAAGAGATGCCTGAGCTGTTGGTTCCAACTACCATCTATTCTGGTTTGATCCAACACCTGTTGGATGAGGTTCCTATCCTAGGTATGGCACACATCACAGGTGGAGGACTGCCTGAGAACCTCCCACGATGCCTTCCAATGGGTCTTACAGTTGACGTTGACTATTCTGCTTGGGAGAGACCAGAACTCTTTAATAAGATTCAGGAAGCAGGAGACATTGCCGAGAGTGAGATGCGTAATGTATTCAATCTTGGTATTGGATTCTGTTTAGTTGTGCCACAAGAGGTAGTAGAACATACTCAAACTTTGATTGCTGACACTCCATTTGGTATGAGATCCTGGGTTATTGGAAAGGTTGAATAATCAAAATAAATAGAGGAGTTAAGACTCCTCTTTTTTAATGGCGTATTATTATCCTGAAGGATATTTTGGACCTATTTGTGATTCTCCAGCAACTGCTGAGGAAATTGCATTTAGAAATAGGTTGACGCCTGTTGAACAAGAAGTTATTGATGAGAGAGTTTTCGTTTATCCTCAAGATGGGGACATTGGAAGACCTTGGTGGGAGGAATTAGAAAAGACATTAGGTTTTATTCCTACAGCATTAAAATCTATTAAGTGTAAGCAAGCACCAGATGGTAGTTTTTATGATTGCATTTATCAGTATATAAACGACGAGTTTATTCTAGAGCAACCTCAAACCCCTAATGAACTTATTGGACTTAGGGACAACTTTATATTTCCTGACTTTACCCCAAACTCTTGCTCTCCATTTGATCCAGATATTAATATTCTACCTAAAAAAGTATTTCTTGCTGATGGAACTTCTGTTCTAAGATACAAGAGAGAAAAATCTTCACCAGTTACCTTTGATGTTTCTGCTGGGTCTAGATATGTTGTTCTAGATTCAGGACTTAATGTTGCATGGAATAGTACAGGAACAGCATTGATAGCTACTGGTAGTGGTAGTTCTAATGTAGTGCTCAGATTAAAGTGGGATGATAACCCAAGTGATTCAGGAACTGCTGTAGATACTATTACAATTGTTGATTCTGATAATAATAGTGTTACCTGGACTCAATCTGGGGAAAAGGGACAAGAAGATAAAGTAGTTGCATTAACAGCAGGGACTTATAACCTAGCATATACTGGTTTGAACTCTGCAAATAATCCAATTAATGTTGATGGAGATACCCTAAAGTTAAAGGACGGTGACGCTGATGATACAAATGCATCGTTCAAGATTCAGGACAACTCTAATCAAGAGTTTGGATATGAGGAAAATCAGTGGAATGAAGACGGAAGAAACTATGGTGTTTGGGTAAACCCTGCAGTATGTACACTACCTGCAATTGAACAAGAAGTAACATATACAATTGATATTGAAGAGACTGGTGTCTATGGATTTAGTTTTGGCGCTGACAATAGAGGAACTCTTATACTAAATGATTCTGATACTTTATTCAATGATGTTGGAGCAGGAATTTTTGATACGTGGGCAACTGCTGCACAAAGTACACCTCATACAACGACTAGAACTTTGCAGAGGGGAACAATCTTATTGACAGTTTCCTGTCTTAATGTACCAAACGAAGTTGATGCTGATGGTAAACCAACTGGTGCATCTTATAGGTGGTCCGATAATCCTGGAGGATGGTTCATCAAAATTTGTAAAGGTGGTGCATGTGCAGTAAATACTAGTATTACTAATTGGATTCCTTCAGGAACAGTCCCTGCTTGGTCTAGTTTTATGAATACTTATGCAGTATTCCCCTCTACTACAAACACTTTGTCTGGTATACCTCAAACTGCAGTATGGAATATTAGTGTTCCAGATACAGATGACTATGTGTTAGAAGTTTCTGCAGATAATAATGCTACTATTACCTTAGATGGATCTACCGTAGCGACTCATAGTGGTTTTACTTCTAGTACAACTACTACATTAACTGGTCTTACTGTTGGTGCTCATACAATCGGAGCAACAGTTACTAATACTGCATCACCATCTAACGTTACTGATAATTGGGCGAACAATCCTGCTGGTGTTGCATGGACTATTACTAGACCTGCATCATCAACTCAGGAAACAGTTACAACTACATCTAGTGTCCCTAATGATATTGACGCAGTGTTTAATAGTGCTGGTGATATCGTAGTTACAGGTGTTGGTAGTGGAGAAATACAATTAATCTTTGAATGGGATGATAATCCAAATACTAATGGCACTGCATTGGGGCAGTTAAATATTGCAGGTAAAAATTTCACTCAAACTACGGGCAAGGAGAGAGGTTCAGATTCCTATAAGTTTACAGGAACGGCAGGTCAGACTTACCCAATAACGATCTCTGACAATCCAAATGGATTTAGACGGAGAAACAATAATAGTCAGTTATGTTTTATGGATAGAGATGATGATGACTGTAATGCCAAACTGATAATATCATCAGTCAGAGATAGTGGAGTTACATCTTCAACAACAAATGAGGTCGTTACTACGGTAGTTACTGAAAGTGTTATTGCATCTTCTTTAGATTTATCTACCAGTACACTTGACACCTCAAACTTAGTATGGCATACTAGAATGGCGTCTGGATACGAATACTATCAAATCTAATGGACTTACCCAAAATTAAAAATGAAGATCTCCCTGACAAACTTAAAGAAATGTTAGGAGATTCTGACGCAGAGTTTGATTCTCTGATGAACCCATCAGATGTTCTCAATCTTGGGTACACCCTCGATGAGCTCAATGTTCAGCGCGAAGAAACTGCTCGTAAGTTAATCGAAGCACGCAAAAAACTACAGGAACTTCGTGGACTTGAGAGAAAAAATAAAAAAAATAATATTCAATCTGTATAAATACTCATTCAACACGCTTGCCAAACCAGGTAGGATGTGTTATACTTAATCCAACGAGAGACAGTCGATCTCTCTTTCATCCGTGGGTTCAACTCCACGAGTCATACTTAAAGGTAAATTTTCAAATGATCAAAACTGTATTTGCAGCAACCGCTGCTCTGTTTGCTTCTGCTGGTGCTGCTTTCGCAGGACCCTATGTCAACGTCGAGACCAATGCTGGTTGGACTGGATCGGAGTACAATGGTGCTGGAACAGACCTGCACGTAGGTTACGAAGGTGCTCTTGGTGAGAGTGCTTCATACTACGTCCAGGGCGGCGCTACTGTGCTGACTCCTGACGGTGGCGAGAGCGACACCGTTCCTTCTGGTAAGGCAGGCGTTGGTGTAAGTCTGACCGAAGCACTCGGTGCATATGGTGAGGTATCCTTCGTAGGTTCAGGCGACGAAGATCTTGACCGCGGCTACGGTGCTAAATTGGGTGTGAAGTATTCCTTCTGATTCCATAAATAATGTGGAGACCTTTCGTGCGGTCTCTACAAAAGTCGGAACACCCATGGGACTCTTAGGAGTCCCTTTTTTATTCTAGAGGTATTATGAATTTTCAAGTTTATACGAGAACTGGTTGCCCATACTGCACAAAAGTAAAGCAAGTTCTTGAAGGTAAGGGGTATTCATACACTGAAAGGCAATTGAATAGAGACTTTACTCGTGAAGATTTCTATAAGCAGTTCGGTGTTGGTAGTACTTTTCCACAAGTAGTTAAAGATACTATTAATCTTGGGGGATGTACAGAGACGGTGCGTTATATGAGAGAAAACAATATGCTATAGTGTCTAAATATTTTTGAAGTTAATACATGGGAGGAGTTGGTTCCATATTATTGCACACGAATTAAAAGGGAGAGGGAACCATGTTAGTTGCGCTAGTAGTATTAGTAACCCTTGGAGCATTTATCTTAGGAATTACAGTTTCTTGGTTAGCAAAAGGGTATGTAGAGGACTTCATCGAGAATGCAGCATACGCAAAATCCGTAACACATCCAGAAATGTTTGATGAAGACGGTAATATGTTGCATGATGACCTCATCTATGTTAGACCAGACATTCAGTATTGGTCAGACATAGAAAATGATGAAGATGATGAATGAATTCAGGAGTTAATTATGCCTACACGATCGATTGATAATAGCAACTCTAGGTTGCTTCTTAGTGAGGTCTTGCGAAAGGTCTCTAATGCAAAAACAAAAAGTGAAAAGGTGAGTCTCCTTCGCAAACATAACAGTGTTGCACTTCGTCAATTGTTGATCATCAACTTTGACGATAGTCTTACTTGTTTGTTGCCTGAAGGAGACGTTCCATACACGCCAAATGATGCACCAGTTGGTACAGATCATTCTCGCTTAGAGCAAGAGTATCGTGGTCTGTATCGTTTCTTTAAAGGAGGTGCAGACAATCTGACTTCGATGAAGAGAGAAACAATGTTCGTTCAATTGTTAGAAGGTCTTTCTGAGGAAGAAGCAGAGTTGCTTGTTCTCGCAAAGGATGGTCGTATGAACGACAAATACAAACGCATCACCAAATCAGTAATTCAGGAAGCGTTTCCTAACATTACATGGGGCGAGAGAGGTTGAACTTTATTCATAAGGAATGCGACCCAACCCTTGCACAGGATCGGTCACTTCCATATACTTCATTTATAATTGAGTATAGTCAGGACGGTATCACTAAATTTGATATCGTTGCTTCTAGTAAACAGTCAGAAATTTTTGATTATTATTGGGACTTGTATAAAAAAGACCTAATTAATATGTCAGCAACCGAAGGTAGAGTTAATCCTAGAACATGGCAAGATCCAAATCAGAAGAAAAAGAAAAGCAAATGACGATCTACTTTGATAAACGTGCATTTGAACAGAAAGAAGAAGAGAACGAAGAGGAACTAGAAATCCTAAAGAAAAGAGAAGAGGGAGCAGCAGCTATCGTTGCAACATTGCTTTTCTTTACCAAACCATTAGTTTTTATGCTACTATGGAACTGGTTGATGCCAGGTATCTTTGGACTTGCCACTATCGGTTATCTAAAGTCGTTTGGTTTGTACTTGATCGCCCGTATTATTATCGATAAGAATGACTAAAGTATGTTTGATCTCTGTTACTCCTGAGGCAGAGAAAACAATTGGATACATTGCTCGTGTAAGTAATCCAGCAAATCAGGAGAACCCTAAAATTTCTGGACTTCTAAAGTATTGTATCAAGCATGGACATTGGTCTGTATTTGAGCAGGCAACAATGACTCTAGAGATTCACACCACTAGGGCAATCGCAGCCCAGGTGTTGCGTCATAGGTCATTTACATTCCAAGAGTTTTCACAACGCTATGCTGATTCTTCCCTACTCTCGGAGGAGATCCCTCTACCTGAACTACGCAGACAGGACACCAAGAATCGTCAGAATTCTATTAATGATGTTGACCCGTTTACCAAACAGAAGTATGAAATCTTGATGCAGCATCACTTCAAGGAGTCGATGAATTTGTATCAAGATATGCTGGACTCTGGTATTGCAAAAGAATGTGCAAGAAATGTGCTTCCTTTATGCGTAGGCACAAAAATGTACATGACGGGCAATCTCAGAAATTGGATCCATTACATCTCTCTGAGGTCCTCCAATGGCACCCAGAAGGAGCACATGGACATTGCAGAACTTGCGAAGCAGCATTTCATCTGTCAGTTCCCAGTCATCTCTGAGGCGCTTGAGTGGTGTCCTGAGGGTGATTGCGGATGCCCTGAGCAACTAGATGATTGCAACTGCATCCAACCTGCTCTGAGGATTGACTGATGTATGAAGAGTTAAATTGTTTTGAAGAAGCACTCAAGCACTTCGGAACAAGAGTTGAAATCATCACTGCTATGGAAATGGCACGAAAGATATCACCTGAAGATGCCTATCAGTTGATTAAGGATGAACTCAAAGAAGTTAAATTATGTCGTAAACAATTCAAGAAGGAGCACTAATGCCTTTATACAATGTACTAAATAAGGTCACTGGCGAAAAACAAGAGTTTCGCTGCACCGTTGCCGAATACGAGCAATGGAAAATTGATAATCCTGATTGGGACAAAGATTGGCACGCTGGTGTCGCAGGAACAACATACGGGAATCCTAAACAGTCTGATGGATTCAAGGAAGTAATGTCCAAAGTCCAAGCAGCACACCCTCGATCAAACCTCAGTAGATTTACTTGATATGGCAAGAGCAAGAAAGAGAAACACTACTAGCAATCCTGTTCCTTCTAACATGAGTGCAAAGCAAATCAAAAGGAAAAAACCTCTTGATAAGAGTTACATGGTTCCTATTAAACCATTGACTCCAAATCAGGAGACCGTGTTTGAGCAGTATAATGAAGGGCAGCACATGCTGCTACATGGTGCTGCTGGTACAGGTAAGACATTTATCACCCTCTATCTTGCTTTACAGGAAGTACTTGACGAAAACACACCGTATGATAAGATATACATTGTGAGGTCTCTTGTACCTACAAGAGAGATTGGTTTCCTTCCTGGAGACCATGAAGATAAGTCAGCATTGTACCAAATTCCATACAAAAATATGGTGAGGTATATGTTTAGTATGCCTGATGACAATTCCTTTGATATGCTTTATGACAACCTCCGAGCGCAAGAGACTATTTCATTTTGGTCTACTTCTTTTATCCGTGGAGTTACTCTTGACAATGCCATTGTTATTGTCGATGAGTTCTCGAATCTTAACTTTCATGAATTAGATTCAATGATTACTCGTGTTGGTGAAGATTCTAAGATCATGTTCTGTGGTGACATTACTCAATCTGATTTGGTTAAGAGTAACGAAAAGAATGGAGTATCAGATTTCATTAACATCCTTCAGCAGATGCGTGAGTTTACTTGCGTTGAGTTTGGTATTGATGATATCGTTCGCTCGGGTTTAGTTAAGTCATATCTACTTACAAAATACAATCTTGGTTTCTAATGTTTAATTTTATTGATGTCGAACTCAACGAACATGTTGAGGTCGAAGCTGTGAATGATAATGGAGTTAGATTTTATCCCATCCCTGGTGCTGATAAATACTATCCGAGTGTTACTTCAATCACATCGTATAAGAGCGCAGACTTTTTTAAAAAATGGCGCAAGAAAATTGGTGAAACTGAAGCGAATCGTATTACCGCTAGAGCAACACAGAGAGGCACTGCCTTTCATAGCATCACCGAAGATTATATCAAAGGTGTATTAAATTTGGAACAATACATGACAAATAACCCATTGTCTGTTAGAATGTTTCAATCAGCAAAGTCTACGCTAGATCGAATAGACAATATCCATTGTCTAGAGACATTTTTGTATTCGCATTACTTAGGTTTAGCGGGTCGAGTTGACTGCATTGCTGAATTCGATGGTGAGTTGGCAGTAATCGATTTTAAAACTTCAACTAAAGAAAAAAAGGAATCCTACATCGAGAACTATTTTGTTCAAGAGACTGCATACGCAGCAATGTTCCTAGAAAGATCTGGTTTAGAGGTAAAGAAAATTGTCACACTTATCGCCACCGAAGAAGGAACTATTCAAGTGTTTGAGAAGTACAATCTTGATGACTATTTACAATTACTCAAGTCCTACATTGAAGAATTTGTTAGGGGAAGAACTTATGCCTAAAGACCAAGGAGACGATAAGTTTCTTACTCCCATTAAATTCTCTCAAGAAATCGAGAGGTTAGTTAAAAGGAGTGATGGTTTGATTTCATACATTGAAGCAGTAGTAACTTACTGCCAAGAGAATGAAATTGAAATAGAGACCGTCCCTAAGTTGATGTCTAAACCCCTCAAAGAACGTCTGCGACATGAAGCAGAACGTTTAAACTATATGAAGAAACGATCTAAAGGAGTATTGCCACTGTGACTGGATTTGAAGTGTATCAAATGTATCTTGCATTAAAAATGCACTTCACCAAAGACTCATATGATTTTATAAAGTATAAAGGCAAAGTTTCTGCCTCTGAGAAATCATTTGAAGAACGTCGCGACCGCTATTTCTTTAAAAAACTAGCGACAAAGTATGACAGGAGTAAAATCCTAGATTACTTTGTCGCTAATTTTATGGATAATCCTAAAGGATATATCAGATCATTTAATGACGGTAACTACGAAAGGTGGAGAATTAATCAGGAGTCGTTCTCGTATAAATTTAAACAGGATGTGCATCTTCTACTAACATATTTTGAATCCCCGTATCAAGATAAGTTTGATAAGATCTTTGAAGTAAAAGAAGGTAGTCACCCTCCACTCCTTAAACATTATCTTTCAGGGGAGATAACACTAGAAACACTCGTTGTATTTGAAACTTGCCTAGGATATGTCAAAGCATTTGATAAAAAACTAAAGGATCCTATTTGGAAAGAGACTCGTAGAAGAGTACTGAAGTATCAACCATTTTTAAAAGTTGATTGCAGCAAATACAGAGTAGAAATATTGTCAGTCATTAGAACGAAACTATGAGTTTTTTTAAATCGGAACAAGTACAAACAAATTTACAAGACATCTTTGAAACTTATCAGGAAGTTGCATCTATGACTTCCCAACTAGGAAAGATGGATAGAGAAGAACGATTAGACCATATTGAAGATTGCAAAGTCCTTATCGACAAGCAGAAGAATTTCTATGGTCGATTGTGTCTTGCTTCATCAGAAGATCCTGAGGCATCAGACATGAAGACCAGGATTAATGCACTGTCTCAAGCGTTTGGGTATCGTGACCTTGGGGAATGCATGGATGCCATGTTCGAGACACTTGAACAAGCGGCACAGAGGGAACTTGACACATGATACATAGTATGCTACGATAACCCAGTAGCAAACAATCCAACTACACACATTCAATACGGAGAATACTAAATGTCTTTCGCAAGTCTCAAAAAAGCGTCCAGCAAGGGAGACACCTTTGCTAAACTGACACGAGAGATTGAAAAACTGAATCAGCCTGCTGCTGGTTCTTCTGCTGACGAACGTTTCTGGAAACCAGAAATGGATAAGTCTGGCAATGGTTATGCTGTTATCCGATTCCTGCCTGCTCCTGATGGAGAAGAGATGCCTTGGGCAAAGGTCTGGAGTCACGCATTCAAAGGTCCTGGTGGACAATGGTACATCGAGAACTCACTCACCACTCTTGGTAAGGATGATCCTGTCGGTGAAATGAATCGCCAACTCTGGAACAGTGGTAATGATAGCGATAAAGAGATCGCTCGTGCTCAGAAACGTAAACTCTCTTACTACTCCAACATCTATGTTGTGAGTGATCCTGCTCATCCTGAGAACGAAGGTCGTGTATTCCTTTATAAGTTTGGCAAGAAAATCTTTGACAAACTGACTGAAGCAATGCAACCTGCATTCGTTGATGAATCACCTATCGATCCATTCAACTTCTGGAAAGGTGCTGACTTCAAACTGAAGATCCGTAAGGTCGAAGGTTACTGGAACTATGACAAGTCTGAGTTTGCTTCACCTAGCACTCTTGGTAACTTTGATGATGACAAACTGGAAGGTATCTGGAATGAAGGATACTCCCTTGCAGAGTTTGAAGACACTAAGAACTTCAAGTCCTACGAGCAACTACAAGCACGCTTGAGTCTGGTTCTCGGTAAGACTTCTAATGCATCTGCTCCTACCATTCGTGAGGATGAAGAGGAAGTGTTTGCCAAACCTGAACCAGTAGAAAACTGGGGCAAAGAAGTTTCTGACTTCCGTCAAAAAGCAGTCGCTGCCTCTCCTGTTGCTGACGAAGATGACACTCTGTCTTACTTCGCTAAACTTGCTGAGGATGATTGATGAAACTTGTA